AATTGCTACCATCGTGATATATTTGTATATCTTCACTTGCACCAAGTTTTAAAACTCCACCAGAACCACTTGCATCTGGTAATACTATATGACCACTAACTGTAGCATCACCGTCAACTGTGATGTCATCCTTTGCGTGTAAATCATAAGTATTTACTTCTTTCCAGTAGTAATCTGCTTTACCACACCTATATACATTATCAGCATTTGGATAAAAATTATTACTAATAAAGAGAAATTGGTTATCAAATGACCCGCTATATGTATACCTTACTATATGCCCACCAGTAGATTCTGTATAACTATAATTTGCATCACCTCTAATTTTAACGGAAGAATGACCAACACCAACTGTACCTGCGAATGCGGTACTGCCATCTTGTGCAACTACCATTGCCGCTACACTACTACCTGTATATAATGAAAATTCACCAGCAGAAACACCAGATTCATTTGCCATAAACCCTGAATAGAAATAATTAGTGCCATCAAAAAATTCAATAGCAGAATTTTTAGCAGTATCAGCACTTTGTATTCGCAAATATGTATGGGCTGAAGTCTTAATGTGTAATGGTCTAGAAGGGCTATTTGTCCCAATGCCTAATCGCCCTTCCCCATAATTTTCACTACCTGTTAAAGTAAGGTTTCCATTATTATAAAATCTTATACTTTCCCTATATGCAGCACTACTTCCATCACTACGCCAATTTGTTGTATATACATAAGAACTATAATCAGAACCAGCCATTCGCCATAAATGATAGCCATACCTACCCCAAGACAGATAAGAATCATATGTATCATTTCTAGCTATACTTAAACCTTCTACTGATAAATGACCTGCTGTTCCTGTGCCATCACCAATTTTCACAGAGCCTGAGCCTATAACTTTCATTTTTGTTGAACCAGCTAATTGAAAATTGATTTCAGCGTTTGAATTAGTCCAATCATTGTTAATATATAAATTAGTACTTCCTGCATTATCGTATTTTATTTCTGCATATTCATTAGCATTTTGATTACTATCTGTTAGCCTTATACCTGTTGAACCATGAAGATGAAATTGGGAATCAGGACTCGATGTTCCAATTCCTACATCACCCCCAAAGGAAACATCACCATTACCATTATTAGGTGTAAAAGTAAATGACTGACCAGTAAATGTAAATTCACCACCAGATTGTATTTTCAATCTCTCTGTAAGCGTGTCATTATAATTTACATTGAATATTAAATTACCAGAATATGATGAAGAGCCTGAAAAAGCCTCATCTCTACCAGAATATATTGATGCAGATGTTGTTCCAGCGTGTCTAAGCCTAATCCCAACTTTTTCATCTGTTGAGCCACCAGCTGCACTATTGTTAATAATCATCTCAGTAGTGCCACCATCATTAGCTTCATTCATAATTACAGAGCCAACAACTTCAAGACCACCATCATCTATAATAAGTTTCTGGGCTTCATCTACCCAAAATTCCATTTTACCTGCATCAGCAGATGTCAATGATGATTTTGTTGTGAATGTTACATAGTTTAATGTTTGAGCAGAACTTGTATATACAGTTTGAATATGTAGTTTATTCGTATCAGAAGAACCCATATGGAATTCTGGATTCCCACTATTAACTGCTCTGAAATAATCAAATTGGCTACCATTAAATACAACATTACCTGAGAATGTAGCTTTTTGGGAATTATCTATTTCAATAGCATCAGTATCATTCGTTCTTATAAGTATATTTGCATCTTCATATTGCCTGAGAATAAATCTACCAGAATTCTGTTCCACCATTAAGGTAGTTCCATCTGTTGCCCCTACACCTGTATCATCATTCGTTAGTTTTATTCCACCAGTAGCATTAAGTGAGCCACCATAAATATCCAACACATGAGTAGGGCTTACAGTGTTTATACCTACTAAACCACCTTCTTGTAATACTAGAGGATACTCAGTTGCATCTTCATTTTTAAATTGTAATTGAGAGTCTGAACCACTAACAACATTAAATATTTTCCACTCATCTCCATTAGTTTGAGTGGTATCTAATGATAAATAAACATTTTGAGAAGATGATGCTTGTATACTTCCACCTACAGTAACTAAACCAGTATTAGGATTAAGAGCAAGATTTACACCTGATGTAGTTAAAAGTTGACCACCAGTTGTTGTAATATTACCTGCGAATGTGGCATTTTTAGATGTATCTATCGTTATCGCAGTAGCATTATTCTGTACAATACGAAGTTCGTGATTTGAATCTGAACCGATATTTACATAAGTATCATATGCTTGAAAAATACCTTTAGCACCAGTTGTATCATTAATATATAGATATGGATTAACAGCTTTAGTTATAATAACATTATCTGAATGTGTTGTGACTCCACCAAATGTCGATGTATATGTAACATCAAGTTCAGCTATGGTAGGGCTACTATCTTCTAATACTAGTTTCTTCCAAGTACCCATTATTTAGGTCCGTTATCTTTTTCGACTTGTTTCTTAAAAGCGATATCTAAGCGTTGTAGGAGTTTGGCAACACGAGGGGAGTCAGCACCTTTTATTGTAAGATGCTCAATAGACGATTTTAATAGATACAATTCGTCAGATGAAAGTTCAAGCTTCAAGATTAACCTTGTGAAATTCTGCTAATTTTGTCAATACAGAATGAGCAACTTCTAATTCAGTTCCTTCAAAAGAAGACCTCATTATAAGCTTTAGTAAAAAATCAGTATCTTTTACATTTAACTTATTTTCTGATTTATTACTTTTTCCATTTAACTTTGCAAGATTGCTCATTAAGCAGTCCTAACGTAAAGAGCTCCACCATGATATTGTAAATGCCCAACTGGAACTTCCTCACTAGATGAGTTATATCCACCATCTATTCTAACCTGCATTACATCGGCTCCATAAGTAGGAGATGTTGATAAGTCTTTATCATCATTTGTACCCACACGCCATCTATCATCACCTTCATCCCAATAGAAAGTAGCGTTATCATGACTAGTTCCTCTTTCAACAACAATACCCGCGTCAACATCAGCAGAAGTTGATAAATCAGAATTTAATACTAAGGTGTTGTCTGCTATCTCTAAAACCTCAGTAGTAGTTGTAATATGGGTTCCTGCCACTTTTAAGTTTCCAGTAACCGTTAAATCTCCAGATGTTGTAACTGCTCCACCGTCTGCTATTGTCATGGCTAAGTCACCATCTGTATAGTCTATAGTTGCAGTTTTTAGAGAAGTTCCTACTGAGAAATCTCCAGTTGCTCCCGTAACAGTAACTACCCCAGCATTTGTCATAGTTGCGTCACCAGATAAAGCCGCTGCGGTAAATCCAGTTCCATCGCCTATCAATACTTGAGTATCAGCTACTGCCTTAGCCGACGTTACTCCAGATGTTCCTGCATCTCTTACTAGCACTGAATTAGCAGCTACTTGTTGTATTTTACTATAAGTAACTCCTCCATCTTCTATCATAGCAGATTCGATTGAATCATCAGCTATGGTTACAGCTCCAGTATTAGCCATTGTAACATCACCACTTAAAGTTACCTCAGCTTTTGCGTCGCTACCATTTCCAACCCATATTTTACCATTAGTTAGTGTAGTATCTCCCGCTGCCGCTGCTGTGGCTACGAAAGCAGTAGTAGCCACCTTAGTGGAACTATCACCTGCTGTCTGCGTGTTGGCTGTTGAATCTCCTAAAGCCGCTGCTGTTAGTGTTTTGTTTGTTAAAGTCTGTGATGTACTAACATCAACCAACTCTACCCATGTTCCCATGATTAACTCCTTTTATTTAGCTACGTATAAAGAGCCATTTATAAACGCTAAATCACCCTTAGTTGGCGAGCTAGGCTCAGATGACTTCTCTTTTAAGTTTAATATACCATCTACTTGGAGAGTGTTTGTACTCATCCATAACGGACTACCCGTTCCATCTCCATCGAAAATTCTTTTAGTTGTTGAGGTGATACCTTCACCATTAGTAGAACCTAAAACAGTTAATAGGTCTGGGTATGTATCTTTAATGGTCTTTGATGTTAAGCTCATTATATCCTCGTGAATATTGGTTTAGCAGGTTTATTTACCCGCGTTGATAATAAGGTTGGCTTTTCAATTCTTGTTGATAAAGCCTGACTGGGTTTTGGAACTTGATTGTAGGTCAAAAGCCATAATGAATCCCAATCTACATTAGCCTGACCCCATACAGTTGTATTTAAATTCCAACGAGAATCAGCTTTGCTAACTTTAGAACCTAAGCCAATCCTTTTTAATGTGTTTGATTTTAATTCAAGGCGACTAGACATCTTAAAAATCCATTGGCTTTGCTTGTATCATAGAGCCATCTCTTCCTCTTATAGAGTATGTTTTGGCTTCCCTTAAACCCTTTTCATACTTACCCATAAAATGAGCGGCTAATGGTAGCGTCTCAGGCTTCCTTTCATAACCCTGAGCTATTACCCTAGCAATAAGAGTTTCATGGAATTGTTCTGGTATTTCACATTCCTGTTCAAGCATCTTATCTGCTTTCATTTTGGTATCTGTATCTAAAGTATCTGTACCCAAATAATCATTTTTGGTTCCATCAGTTCCATCAAAACCGTCTCTTGCTGGGCTTTCACCAGTTACTAAAAATTTATCAGGTCTTTGTATATAAAGTAGAGTTACTACTTTCCCTGCTTCTGATGGAGATGTGAATTCATCTGAACTAGCATTATAATAAGCAAGTAAAACACTGTCTCTTTCTACCCACCATAACCATTGGCTTAAATTAAGATTTGCTCTTTCCATTAGACAGTATCCCTCTTAATAGGACGACCTATTAATTTCTTTATAGCCTTACCTTCATAATCAACAGCCTTGACCTTTATTATATGATTTTGTAAAGAATATACCCTCTGGTCTTTGACTGTTTCAAACTGGTCCATTGATTCAATTATCTCAGCCCTAAAACCCATATCATTCATAGAATCATTTAACGAGCGTATGCATTCTACTACACCCATATCTGGATGATGTTGTTGAATTCTTTCAATCATCTCTCCTAGTTTCATCCTATTTTTCCTTCTGCTGGACTACCAGTAGGTCCCTGACCTAACTGAGACTGTATAAATTCTTGCTTTTTTGCACCGACTAACTGTAACTGTTGAGTCATCCAGCCATAATCCACGTTTAATTTAGCTATAATCTTATCATATAAACTTATCTTTTTTTGTAAATTAGCCTGAAATTCCTGAAGGTCTTGACCTTTATCAGCAATCTTAGCATTTATCTCTGCATTGAACTCTGCTAATATCGCATTAGCCCTTTGGAGTTCTTGTCCTGCAGTACTTAATGTCACCGAAACCATGTCTTCATCTTCATCTGCTAACCAATACTGAACACTTTCTGGCTCTGTGTCGCCACCTATTGTAGTTCCGTCTATTAAATTTTGCGCTTTATCTAAAGCGTCTTGATAGTCAGCTGAAGGGAATGTATAAGAAATATCTAAATCCACATCTGCTATTTGGTCAAATAATGTAGTGTCCGCATCTAGGTCAGTGGGTAGCTTTGCCCTAAAATCCGCTATCCTTTCAATCAAGATACATTCTGCGGCATGTAAAACAACTAACTCTTGAAATGACACCGGGAATCCTTCATTAGCACCAAAGCTAGGATTTTGCCCTCCTTGATTGACCTGAGCTATTGTAATGCTTTCTGCACTATCATCAATAACCCTACCTTCAGAAGATGGGACTATTATTAAATAACCCTTATTTGAAGAGCTAGTATCTGGTTTTATTGTAACAGTTCCTGACTGATTTAAAAAATATACAGGGTCTTGATAAGTCACATAGTATATACTACTACTATCACTTAATTGACGCTTCATTTTCTCACTAACTGGTCTACATGAATATTCAGTTGAGCCCTCTTCTCTATTCACATTTAATAAATAAGATGCGTTGAATGCTCTCATCCAGTTAAGGTCATTTGCTACAATAGTACCCAGATTCCTATTATAAGAAAACAATGTTAGCATACCGGGTTTCATAGCGCTAACTACTCCAATGGTATAATCCACGCCTCTTTTAAGAGCGTCTGCTGTATTCTCGTTTCCAGTTGAGTTCGTGTAATTTGCTAATCTTGTACTAAATGACATTATATCTCCATTTAAGGGGGTCCGAAGACCCCCCTAAATATACTTAACTGGATTTAAGGAACCCACTTCATAATAGCGTGAGTTTCAGGTAAGCTAATCTCCAAACCGGCTTCGGTTAGAATCATATCTTTCCGTCCATCAACGTTATTATTCTGCACATTGGTCATGATATGGGTATCACGAGATACGCCATTACCAGACAATGGTCTGTACTTAACATTTGCTAAGTCAACTGCAAGTGCAATATCCTCATCCTGATTACGGAATAAAGGTTCAGCAACAAAGTGAAGATTACCAAAGATTGTATTAACCTTAGTTACTTCATGCCCAAAAGAGCCTTTGATGTTTTGAACGTCTAGTCTGTACTGGCTAGTACCAACAGTATTCTTTAAGAAACTATCGCTACTTAGCTTTTGTAACCAAGCTAGTACCTTACGCGAAGTAAGTACAAGTTTGTCACCGCTATTTCCAGTCTCAGGAGCGAAGAAATCCTGCATGTTATCTATGAAAGTATCATAGGTTGAAGATGAATAGTCCATATTGTAGACTTTTCCATTAGCTTCAGTGTAAGGTACAATACCATGAGTATAACGCACTGGTCCATCAGAAGCAGATTCGTCAGCAGCACCAACTCCAAAAAGCATAGCATGCTCAATGTCCATTTTGTGCTCCATTAACTTATCAGCCCAAACCCTACGATATTCATCAGGGCGACCTCTGTAGCGGGTAGCCAAAGCAGTACCAGAGAACAACTGGATTGCTGTCTTAAAAATCTGACAGTATCCTTCTCTGGAATACAGTTCGTCTTTCCAGCCTTCAGGGTCTGTTGTACCCTCACCCCATGCACTACCGATAACCTGTGCTTTATGGGAGCCTCCAGTAGCCGCTGCAACAGCCTCTAGACATTTAACATCTATAGAGGTAAATGATGTTGCTGTACCACTTGCGTAAGTACGAGCTGTTCCATCACCAACTCCGTTAACTGCGGTAACTCTTAAGGCTTTTCCTCCAATACGTACTATCTGTCCTACGAGAAGAAATTGAGGAGCAGCGGATGTAACCGCGTTTCCATATTTATCATAGTCACATACTACATGAAGGGCGGAAATAGTATCACCTTTAGCTTTGCCTCCGGAAGTTTTGGTATCCCAATCCTTGGTTGTGAAGTTTCTACGTTGCCATTGATGACGCTGTTCAAGAAATTTGAAAACGGGGTCATCAGTAGACTCCTTCGCAACTTTACTAAGATACACAAAAAACGGTGACTGCTGAGGAGCTAATTCCGAGACTCTTTCGCCAAAATTATATATTCGACGGGAGTCATTGATGCTTACACCTTGCGGCGTAACACCTGTGTCATTACTATAAGCATTTGCCATTTGTAATAAACTCCTTAGTTAAGAACCCTTAACCAAAAGGATTCCTGTTTTTGTAATCATTAATCATAGAGTCCATTACAGAATCACTTCCAGTCGCTGCAGCATTATTCTGAGAAGGTACAACCCCCATTGGAGTTGGCACACTCTGAGCGCGTTTACGTTGCTCAAAGCTTTCATTTGGTGCTGTTTGCGTTACCGGAGCTGTTACCTCACCACCAGATTGCATACGGAAAAGCTGAAAAAGATTGTCAACGGTAATATTCTTTGGGTCATCCATAACTTTAACAAATTGGGTTACCTCTTCAGGTGTCGCATTGTATGTAGTTGTAAGATGCTTAGACATATCTGCCATATTCTTATCGTAATTTTCCTTTTCCACCTGTCTTCTTCGTATATCCTCTCTCTCTTGATGCAATCTTTCTCGTTCTTCAGCCATTACTGCTTGAGTATACTGTTGATGCAATCTATTATACTCATCCATATTATCTCGCCATTCGTCTACTTCATCAAGATATTGAGCCGATTCAGACTGGGGGTCATCCGCAGCATCTGTCCTACTAAAATTCCTAGGTCTACTAGGCTTTGTAGGTGGAGATGGGAACTGTTCCTGTGGTTCTGACTCTACTTGTGGCTGAGGTTGATGAATCTGTTGTTCAATATGCATTAATCGCTGCTGCAATTCAGCATTTTGATTTCTAGCTTTATCAGCCTCACTTTGCCAATATTGATAACGCTTAACATCATTATCAACTGGTTCTTCAACCGTAGGTTCTGCCGCTCCCTCCTGAGGTACTTCTACTGGAGAAGGCTCACTACTAGGGTCAGGTTGAGTTTCCTCAACTTGGTTTGCACGGAAAAATTCATCTACCAGAGCATTTTTATCCTGAGTCTGGTCAAATGCTGACTCGGGCGTTAATCCCTGCTCCTGACTTACGTCTGGTACTGCTTCTTCGGTAACCTGATTATCAGGTGCGAAAGCGTCTTCCATTGTTTGTCCTTTTCATTTAATAGACTCTATTTGGACTTAGAGGTACTATTATCTTTCTTTGCTTGAGCTACGACTTCTCGCACTTCGCTCTTTACCTGTCCAAGGGCATCATCAAGGCGTTTCTCGAATAACTTGCCTGCCGATTTCGACTGGGTTGAAGTCTTATCGAGGTCCGACTTAAATTTTTCTAACTCTGCTCTTTGCTTAGCATGATATACCTCTCGTTCACGAGTTTGCATATCACCTTTTAATTTTTTAATTTGCTCTTCCTGCTGTTTTACCTGACTTTGAAGTTGTCCTATTATATCAGTTCTTTCCATAACTCCTTCCATATCGAAAACTTCTGTCTTTTTAAGAACTTCTTGCTTATCAATAATTCCTTTCTCATATGCATCCATATACATTTCAAGCTGTGCATAGCGATTAGTTGGAAGAGTAGAACCAGTAACAACAACAACATCAAAAGCCCCTCTACTAATGTCATTTATTACGCTTACCTCTCCTGTTTTGTCATCATATAACTTCTTATTAACAGCAATCTCACTTAGACTGTTGTTAGGCTGGACCAATCTAATTACTTTTTCTGCTTGATATAACTGCTGCATAAGTGGAATAGCAACCTTAGCCATTCTAACTAAACCTGTTTCTATATCCTGAAGTTTTGACTTTATCTTTCTTTGACCAAATTCATCAAGTGATACAGTTGCTTTGTAGGTATGCGGAGCTGCTTCAGAATTCCCCTGCATTAATTCATACAAACCTAATGCATGGTCTATATCTGTCTTAGCCATGTTCTCATTTTGATATAAAGTATTGGGTAATGGGGTGGGCTGTACTGGCTGGGGAGCACCCGAATCCATATCAACCTCAATAGCAACACCCGGCTGAGCCCATCTTTGTTCAAAATCCTGCATATCTACACTTCCGCTAGGTATCAATATCTTTGTATTCGTACTCGTTGTAGCATGTGCAATGATAAGAGACCGCGTCTTATTAATATACTCTTGCATATCTTTAACCATCCTAACGTCAGATACCGGGTAGGGTGTTCTGGTATGAATATTCATAAACAATACGATAGGGTAGTGTTCCACAGGTAAGACACGAGAGTAGAGATATTCATCTCCCATGATGACGCACATCTTAACCCTTTGAACGGGAACAGACACGGTCTCTAGTAATCCTTCATTAACAAGGTCTGCATATGTTATTTCTTGTATTTCTGGGAATGGAGGTGGCTCCATTTCTTCCATTTCCGCCTTTTGCTTCGCTTGTTCATATTGCTGTATCATTTGACTTATGATGCCCTGAGCCTTTTTGGCATCTGTCATAGGCTGTCCATTTATCTTTACAGCAGGTCTAGCTAAAAATTCCTCCATCTCATCTTCGAGCAACACATCTTCTGTTTTGTCAATATTATTCTTTATGTGGAATCTTTTGACCCATACTTTGTAATATCTTTCATATCCCCGTATATACTCATTATTCTCACCAAAGTTAATATCTGTCTTTGTTGCTGTGTCTTCTGGGAATACAATACCCTTATCATCCACTCTTTGAGTTGTTGGTCTATCCGTATGTAAGTCTGATTCTGCGTTTTTAATAGCATCCTTATACTGAGGATACATCTGCATAGCCTGTTCTTTAGTGAACATCCTAGATACGATTATATTCTCAGCATCATCACCAAGTCTATCTCTAGCATTAGGGTCTATATAAATATCTAGGGGGTCTATGTCTTTTACACAGACCTCCCCACGCCCATAATCCTTGAGGGGGTCAATATAGCACATCATAGCTCCCATACCCATTGTGTAGTAGTCATCTATACAGTTACGGAGCGCCTGAGTCCCATCTGATATGTACCACATATATTCGAGCAATCCATTAAAGACCTGTGCTGTTCTATTGTCGCTGTCCTCTCTCGGAGATACCCTGAATTGTGGTTTGCCTGAAGTTAGTAGGGCTTTTGCAGCCTCTACGGCAGGATGAATACGGTTAACTACAAGAGGTGCTTGCCCCCTCTCAAGTAGAATCCTTTGTTGTTCTTGTGTCCATTGCCTACCCAATCTGAATTCTGCGTCTTCTTGAGCGTTCTCAGCCCATAGTTCACGCTTGTTTGAGTAGGATTTAAATAAGTTTTGTGTCTTTTCGACGATATCCTTTGGGACTTCGCCTTCTTTCTCTACATACGCCATCGCTTGGAAGTTAATACTACATTGTTAACCAATCAAGAAGTTTCTTAGGTTTATTTATACTGTCTAAATCCAAGAAATCCTTTTGCCTACAAGGCTTAACTCCGTCTATTGCATAGTATACCGCATCTAATATATCATCGTGTTTACCCC